GGTGTAGGTTTATGAGGTCGCCGTTAATATCATTTAAAATTTCAATCTTTGAAGGCTCTTTTCGGTAAAAAACCGATAGGGCCCCGCCAAATACCTCGATATATTTTTGATGTGGAGCCATTAGAGGTATGATCTGCGCCGCTAGCTTGCTCTTGCCGCCTATCCAGGCAAAGGGAGCGTGGAGGGGTTTATTTACCCCCCCCCC